CGTTAAATTCCTCATCAAGTGAGAAGTTAATGTAAAAGTCCATCAGTTGTAGATACCGATTGACTTGCTGATTTATCAGCGGTAGATACTTCTTAATGATTTTAGTCTTTACTCCACCGTCTTTAAGCAGACTATACGAAAAATCGTAATAGTTAATCGTGTCCTTGTGTTGAGCGAGTTCGTCGTATGTAGTTTTTAGATTATCCTTAAAAGAGGTTAACTTGTCATGCTCAATATTTCTATTTGCAAGGTTGTCGGTAATTCTTTGAATTTCCGATTCCAAATCTCTGACTTGTCGTTGACATCCAGCGATTTGAGTATTGTTTTTAGAAATGCCATGCGTTAGGGAAGTAATCTCCTTACTTAAGATCAAAAATTGACGCTCTCGCTCTTCTTCCTTTTTAATTGCCTCCTCCAGTTCTTTATAACCAGATTGCAACTCCTTAGCTTTAGTTTGAGCGTCGTTAATCCTATTTATTCTGAAAGTCTCTTCAATTGCCTGATCACAAGTAGGACAAACCGTATTTTGTGTGAAGAATTTGTGCTCTTTAGTAATAGTGGATACTTTATTAGAAATCTTACCCTTGAGATTACCAAGAGTGCGAAGTTTTTCAGTGGCACCATTATAATCTTCAAGTTTACTCTGGAGTTCAACTAGTTCTCTATTCTTCTCTTCGTTGTCTCCCATCCAGGTATTTTCTTCTACAAGGAGTTCTCCAATCTTAGATTCTTTATCTTCAATATTTTTCTTTCCACGATTCTCAAGTTCTTCAATAAAGTTCTCCTGCATCTGAACTTTTTCAATCAAAGATTCTTTCTTCAGTTCTAAAACTTTTACAGATTCTTTTACCGAACGAATCTTCTCCTTAATAACAGAATTCATGCTAGAAAAGATACGGATATCAAGAAGATCTTCAATAACTTCTCTTCTGTTGCTTGGAGTAAGTTGCATAAATGGAACAAAAGTGCTACTACCCAGAATAACAATCTGAGTAAAAGACTTATAGTTCATCTTCAAAACATTCTGCTCTAACCACTTTTGTTGGTCGTTAGCTGCTGCAGACTGATCTAAAAGATTATCATCTCTCCAAATCTTAAAGATTGCTGGTTTGATACCACGCTGAACTTTCCATTGAGTTCCGTTGATTGAGAACTCAACCTCAACAACACAATCTTTTTCATTAACTGAGTTAATGAGTTGAGGTTTGTTGATTTTACGGAATGCTTTTCCAAACAGAGAAAAGGTAAGGGCATCCAACACGGTGCTCTTACCTGCGCCATTCGTACCAATAATCAGATTGGTAGAATACTTAAGAAAATCAATCTCGGTAAACTGGTTCCCTGTAGAAAGAAAGTTTTTCCAGCGTACCTTCTCAAATAAAATCATGCTCAGTTTTGGGAGGAATTACAACGTCGTTCTTGGATATCAAAGCATATTTGTAGTCATGCATTTCACATGTTTTTATCATAACCTCATCTTCTATTTCTATAATATGCATGGTAGGACTTCCATCCTCTTCTAACATCATGGCAAACCGCATGGCATCATCTTCTTCCTCAAACAAGTAAAGGATTTGATCCCCTTCCTCATCTAATACAGAATATGCTCCTTCAGTTTCTTTGCCATAGATTGTTAGTATGTACATATTAGATTAGTTCACATGCATCCTGATAAGTCTGACGCATAATATTTTGCAGTCTTGGTTTATCAAGTTGTATTTCTGCCTCTTGGATATATCTATCAAGGATAGAGAGAGTATCTTCTGACTCAAAGACTTCAAACTCTTCTGGTTCTTCTAGAACAAAGTTTTCAACAATCTTTAAGTCAGCAACTCCAACTTCATACAGTTTATCAATGAACTTCTCAAAATCTTTGGTGCTTGTTTTTTTGCGAACAATTACTTTTACGATTTTATTTTCATACTCGGTCGCATCAAAGAGTTGATGAGGAGTGTCCTCATAGTAGATATTATAGAACAATCTGTAAGGATTGTCTACATGAAAATGTTCTTGAGTTTCTGTATCAAAGATGGTGAATCCTCTCCGATCACCGACATCGTTCCAGAACATCTCATACGGATTTCCCAGGTAGTAGATCCGTCCATCATCCGATCTAGTGTGGTAGTGACCGCTGAAGACCTTGGTGAACTCCGAATATAACTCGCTCGGATGACCATGATCCATGACGCATCCTCTATGAGCTCTAAATCCGTTGAGCTCAAGGTGCCCCATCGCGATCTTGCAAACTGAACTTTTAATAAGTTTGAAAGTGCTTTCCTCATTTTCTTTATTAATCCATGGGATGAACAATACGTCAAGTTTATCTAGTTTAGTTTGAGTTGCTTCAGAATAAACTGTCACGTTGTCGTATTCGCGAAGTAGCAAATCAACAGCATTCACTTCATTAGTGTTCTTGTAATATGCTGTGTGGTTTCCTACAATCGTATGAACGTGGATTCCCATGCCCTTAAGACGGTCATAGTAATTATCTTTTGCCCATGCTAAGGCAGAAAAATCAATACCCTTGCGACTGTCAAAAGTATCTCCCATATCAACAACGGTAGTAATACCATGTTCTTCCAAATATGAGAAGAAAATATCATTGTAGAACTTCAGAAAATAGTCATGAAATAACTTGGAGTTCTTACGGGCACCGAAGTGTTGGTCGGTGATGATTGCAATCTTCATTTTTGTTGTAAATAGAGGATGGCGTTAGTCAAATATTCAGTGTTATCAAAGAAGTGCCCTAGTCCCCTATTACAGGTATCACAGAGCAGTCCCCTCACTTTACCACTTTTATGATCGTGATCCACAGAGAGAACTCCTTTACTGCTGATTGCTTCTTCTTTACCACAAATGGCACATACTCCATTTTGTTCAGATAGTCTAACATTATAATCTTCTAAAGTCAACCCATACAATGCCAGTTGTTGCTTTCTGTTGCGGATCCGTTTTTCATCTTGTGTAAGAGATTGATATTTCGCCCTATTTAACTCATTTACTCTTACAGCATTTTCTTTAGCCCACCTTTGCGGTTTACCTTCTTTATGGCGTCTTTGAGAGTTCTTTTTAGAGCAAGATACGCAGTTATGATTGCCAGAAAGATATCTCTCTGTTTCTCCACATTTTCTACAAGGTTTACCAATAAAAGTAGTCATTTATTTACTACAATACTATGATTATTTATATTATATCACTATTGTATTAACTACGCAACTTGCTATGAACATTATCTTTGATTTGGTTGTAGTCGCTATAGTTCGATCCGTCAAGGGTGTTGTTGTCGTCAAACACCTCACTGTAACCAGATCGTTCAATAATCTTGTTCTTGATTTCTAACTGACGCTTCTCTCTTTGGATCCTGCGGAGAAACGCATAATGAATGATCTGCGTAAAGTAAGCAAAAGGATTTTGGGATTTCTCAGGATTAAAATTATGAATGTACTGAACGCAATTTTCGATTCCATCAGAAATCATGTCCTCCTTGAACATGTAGTTAACAAAGTTGGGCTTGAAGGACAAGTGATTTGCGATCTTCAAGAAACACTCCCCAATGTAGCGTGGAATGGGAGGTTTGGGAAGACCCTTTGCTGCTGCAATCTCTTTGTCTTCACGATACTTGATAAGTGCTGCCAGAAACTCTTTGTTATTTACATAATGTTCTGACCTCTTTCTTTTTGCCATAGGTCTTATCATAAGTTTATCTCATAATATGTATGAATTATATCATCTTAAGAAACACTTGACAAGTACCGGAAACACAGTAGAATAACTCTGTCAGGGTTGATAAGGAGGCTATAGCTCTTCTTGGCTTTTCTTAAATATCTTTTCTAGGAGTTCCTTTGTGTCATTGACGTTTCCTAGATATCCCATGCTCCTACTTATATTTGATTGATTATTACTTTCTTTATTTCCTTGACGAATATAATCTTGATACATCATTATCATTTCAACATCAGATGATTCCGACATCGTTAGAACATCTTCTAACTTAATAATAAACATATCATCGGTTGTTGTTTTTAACCATGGTTCTATTTTATAACCTACAGAACCTGATCTACTTTTTATTTCTTGTACTGTTATTGGATTAGATACTAGTAGCATTGTTCTATCTTCTTCCTCAGAAGCTGCTACTTTAGCGAATATCTCTTCTCCAGATTTGAATTTGACTGTTGCGTAAAAGTCTTCTTCTATCATGTCTTTAACTGGATAGTGATTATATCATAATTAAATTTTTCTTCATTATAGATTTTGATTCTTTCTATGAAATGATTTAAAGTGTAATTACGTCTTGATTTTGTTGAGCAATCATCTGAAATATCATACAATGTTGCTTTTACTTTTCCCTTTCCTTTTCTAAGAACTCGTCCAATACTTTGAAGATTACGGACTCTAGACTTACTTGGAGAGGCAAAGATAACATTATGGAGTTTTTTAATATTGATACCTGTACTAAAAGTTCCATAAGAGGCAACAATAATAGCGTTGTTTTCTCGCTCTGTTATCTCTCTTACTAATTCTCGTTCTTCAGCATCAACGCCACCGTGTACAAAAAATACTTTACGGTCCTCACCCTTGTTGTTATTTATCTTATCGTAGAGAACCTGTCCATGTGCTTCGACTCTTTGGAAAAGAACAAGTGTATTCCCTTTAAGATCAAGGGTTAGATTCTTAATAAAATTATTACGTTGTTCGTGCCCTATTAAATACTGTATCTCATCCTCATAAGTATCAAATGTTTGTGGAGGATGTTTAAGTACAAGACATTGGATATCAAGTTGGGACAAGTGTCCTTGTTTCATCAACTCATCAGTTCTTGTCACTTTATATGACGGACCAAAGAGACCCTCTAACACCCACTTATGCGTCTGTGTGCCGTCTAAAGTTCCAGTGAACCCAAATCTATACTTAGCATGATGAAGTTTAGTCATAATCTGAATCAGAGATTTAGACTTGAATAAATGTGCTTCATCGCCTATAATACAACCATAGTCTTCAAAGAAAGATCGTTCTAGTTTATATACAGACTGCCAGGTTGTAATTGTCACTGGAGCATCATTACTTTTCTCCCTACCAGAATAGATACGGTGGCAATATGAGTCAGCATCCCAACCATAATCAAGAAAATCCTTGTACATCTGTTCTACAAGAGATGTCGTTGGAACAACTAAGAGAATTTTTTCTCCTCGGTCTACATAATATCTTACGAGAGAATAGATCATCAATGATTTGCCAGAAGCAGTGGGGCTTATCAGTAGTTTTCTATTGTGCTTTAGAGCGCCGTATACTCCCTCAATTTGGTATTTTCTGGGAGTATGAGCACAAATAGAATTCATATAATCCTTTACACCTTCTTCTGAGATATGCTCATTCTCCTCATAAGGAGCACCATAGAACTTATTGTCCTCAAACTTATAACTGTATCCGTATTGCTCACAGAAGTTGACAATCTTATCTAACAGACCAACATAGATCTGCTTAGACCGCATATCGTAGAGATGTATCTCTCCGTTCCAATTCCTGCCACGATACTGCGGCATAAATTTTGCATTAGGAACCTCAAACTTAAAATGATCTCTAAGTTCGTACTCAATATGAGGTTCAGTATTAATTTTTAAAAATACTTCGTTGGACTTTGATATAACAAGGTTTGCTGTTGTATCAATCACGTAGATCCATTCATCTGCAAATATTTATTACATATTCTCAAACTGATATTCTAAAATAAGTTTATAGAAGTTATCTCTCATTGCTTTCAGATCTTCTTGTTCTTCTGGGTCTTCCCCAGACCATTTTTCTACTGCTTGAGAGAGACCTAGATGAATGAGTTTAATTCCTTTACTATTCAGTTCAATTGACCAATACTCATCTTCCATTATCCTAATCCTGAATTAAATCTCATAAACTCTATCGCATTTTTGATTTGATAAGTTCGATTACTTATCTGTTTAAGTATACTCTCAATATAGACTAGCATTGTATCATAGTAATCAATTTTTAAGCATACTGTAGATAATTTTTCATCCGCATCAAGATATTTTTGCATAGTATCTTTATCGCGAATTTTTTTAGGAAAAGGATTCTCAACATATACTTCAGGGTCTGCTTTGCCGCTGAAGTATTCATATCTTTCATGTCTAATATTTTTTCTTTGTTGTTCTGCTTTCTTTCTCATTAGAAAGATTGTATTGTACATTTCAAAATACTTAGCATGAAGTGTGGGAATATTAGTTGACTCTGTATGGAGATTATCCATATCTATTTTTGAGTCTTTTTCCCAAGTCTCCTGAAGTTTATCAAGATCGATCATAAAGGTTTGTTGTTCATATCAGTGATTGTATAGATAGCATACTTGAAACTCACGTCTGCTGTAAAGTACTCTTGATCCGTTTGTGTGGCATCAAAAGTCATTGTTGATA